GAAGACAGTAAAGCCGCTGGTCGCTGGGAAACAGCTCAAGGCGGAGAGTATTTTGCAGTTGGTGTTGAAGGAGCTGTGACCGGAAGGGGTGCTGATTTATTAATTATTGATGATCCACACTCGGAGCAAGACGCTATGAACGATAAAGCTTTGCTTAGAGCTTATGAGTGGTACACATCAGGTCCACGTCAACGTCTTCAACCTAATGGAGTGATTGTCCTGGTTATGACTAGATGGAACACAAAAGATTTAACAGGACTTTTACAAGCTGCACAAAAAGAACCTAAAGCCGATCAGTGGGAAGTTGTAGAATTTCCTGCAATACTTCCAAGTGGTAAACCTGTTTGGCCTGAGTACTGGGAATTGGAACAACTCCTATCCGTTAAAGCATCTGTTGCCCTTCCTAAATGGAATGCACAGTACATGCAGAATCCGACTTCTGAAGAAGGAGCAATTTTAAAAAGAGAGTGGTGGAAAAAATGGCCCGAAGACCAAAACATTCCCCACTGTGATCATGTTATTCAAAGTTATGATACAGCTTATTTAAAAAAAGAAACAGCGGACTTTTCAGCAATTACTACCTGGGGTGTTTTTAGACCTAGTGAAGATGGTCCGCAGCAATTGATTTTGCTCGATGCAGTTAAAGAAAGATACGAGTTTCCAGAATTAAGACGCGAGGCACTAAAATTATATAAATATTGGAAACCTGAGACTGTTTTAATAGAGGCGAAAGCTAGTGGTTTACCCTTAACTTTCGAATTGAGAAATATGGGTATACCAGTTATCAATTTTACCCCTTCAAGAGGTAATGATAAACATGCGAGAGTTAACTCAGTTGCGCCTTTATTCCAATCAGGCCAGATTTGGGCCCCTGTCCACCTGCAGTTTGCTCAAGAAGTGGTAGAAGAGTGTGCTGCTTTTCCTTATGGGGACAACGATGACTTGGTGGATAGCACAACCCAAGCAGTTATGAGGTTTAGACAAGGAGGGTTCTTAACCCACCCAGAAGATTATAAAGACAAACCGCGTCCACATATGTTAAAAGAATACTACTGATGAAAACTTTAATTGAAATATATAAAAATTTATCAAAATTAGGAATTAAACCTAAAGATATTATAGGTATTGGTGGAAATATTGAAAAATTTGGTAAATCTTTATTTAATCATCCAATTGGGACAGACATGTTAAAATGGATTAGAACAAAGTCTATGTTACCTAAAAAAGTTATAGAAGAAATTAAAATTCATGCGCGAAGTTTAAAAAATGCTAAGGACAAAGACCTTGTTGTCTTTAATGAAAACATAAAAAGAATTATAAATGCTAAAAATCCCCCAAGTGCGGACATAGTCAAGTTGCCAGTTTCTGGCATCAAGCGACCAGAAACTACATTAGCGGATGAAGTAGTAAAGGTAGATACACAAATGTCTAAAATTAAGAATACTTCAAGCAAATTAGAGAAGGCAATCAAGGAATACGAAAATATTTATAAACCTATGAGACCTGCAGAATCGGAAAAATGGCTGAAAGCTGTTGCTGACAAGGAAAAACAAATGAATTTTCAAAGTGCAGACGTCAAAAATATCGATGTTGCTAAAATATTGTTCAATGAAACAAATAAATTTGCTGCAGCTAAGGGAGAAGCAAGAGTTATTTTAAATCAAATGGAAAAAGACGGTTTAATTAGCGGAGTTGTAGATAAATTAAACAAAGGAGCGGATCCTTTGTTAATATTCCAAAATACTTTTGGAAATAAGGCTCTAATTAACCTTCCAAATCTTGGATCGGTTCAATCTGCGGAATATTACGCTAAATTTTTAAAAAATGCTAAAGATGCTAAAGGATTAAGAGTCAATGATCCGGATTTCAACCGAGAAACACTAGATCTTACTAAATTAAATTTTGATGACATAGATATGGTGCCTCCTTTTGCAAAAGGTGGTATTGCTGATCATTTTAGGAGCAGATAATGTACACCAATTGGTTACAAAGAAAATATAAACCAAATTTAAGAGAAAGGTTTGAATTAAACGTTACTAATCGTTTAGGATTCTATGAAGGATCCTTAGTAAGGAAGGGTCCTAACACTGGAAAGTATAGTGTTAAGTTTCCAACCCATACGACCTTAGACGAAAAATATAAAGGTACTAAATATGGTACTAAAGCTGAAATTGAAGCGCTAATTAAAGCAAGAGCTATTGCAGCCAAAAAAGCTTATGAAGTAGGAGTAGAAAAAAGTAATATTAAAAAAAAGAACGTTGCCTCTACTAAATTTAAAAATTTAGTAGATGTAATTTTTGAAACAGAAAAATTTGACGATTTTAAAACCAAAGTTCCAGAAAAATCTAAAAAATTTGTACTTCCTTCAGGAAATGTAAGATTATCTCCAGGTGGGAGTATTCCGGAGCACTATATGGCAGAATTTAAGACGGCTATTGATGCGGGAACAGATTCCAAAGAATTTAAGGCTCTTAAAAAGAAATTAAATCGATCCACAGCTGAAATTTTAAAATTGGCTGAAAATTACGGTCAAACAGATATTAAAACACGATCTACCGCTGCTACACTTTCTTGGCCGGAAGATAGAAAATTAACGGCTGAACAGAAAAAGGAAAAAGCTAGATGGACTAAAGTACTGCGAACCGAGAGAGAAAAAAAGTCTTTAAAATATTTAAGTGAACGGGAACTTAATATTTTGAAATCTCAAAACAATCAAAAGAAAGTACTTAATTATTTCTTTAAAAATAACCCTGAAAAAATTCTTTCAAAACAGTTTGAAAAAATTAGACAATTAATAGACGTTCGATTAACTCCTGATGGAGAAATCATTTATGATAAAAGACCGGACAAGTATTATATTGATAAAGCTAAAAAAGGAAACATCTTTAGTATTTTTGATATATCACCAGTTAAAGGTGAAAAAAGAAGTATACGATTTCCATATAATATTAATCTGACTCCTTCACAATTTAATTCCGCTTTCATTAAACAACTTGAATCTTATTATCCTAATTTAGATGGAGCTAAACAAAAAATTGTACAAAAGTTTTTAGCAGATCTTGGAATAGTCGTTGAAGTAAATGGACAAAGAATTGGATCTACTGAAAAACTTCCAGCAATTGGAAAAAATGGACAGCTACCTAATATTTTAAGAACTTTAAATGCATTAAAAGTTCCCAATAAATTAAAAACTATTGCATTAGGTGGTGCGGTTACTGTGACAGCTATGTCAAGCGCTCTGGCTGGTGACAATAAAGTGAGTGAAGAAGATCAAAGTTTTGCAGATGAAATTGCAGGAGGTGCTACAGTTATTGGAACGGATCTTGCTATTAATAAAGCTCGAGTAAGTAAGTGGGCTTTGGATAAATTCGGTAAAGTTGTTGCTCCTTTGGCAATGCCAGGAGTGCAAGGTTTGTATGAAACAGGTAAAGCAATAGTAAAGGAAGAATTGCCCGATGCACCGGATTTAAGTAATCCGCTGACTTGGATGACTCCAGCATTTTGGAGTTGGGGAGTTAAACAATGGGGTTTTGATAAAACACTAGAAAATTTTGGTAAGTCTTTAAGTCATTTGTCTAAAGGAGACAAAACACGAGTAATAAGAAACCTTGTGGCCAGAGGATTTATGAAACCGGAACACTTACTTAAGATACGAAATTTTTCTATTCCTTGGATAGCTGCTACTACAGTTGGAAAAGTATTTGAACATGCAGAACCAAATCTTTTACGTGATGAAAAAGGAGATCCTTTAGTGGAGCCTGATAAGGCACCTTTCTTATTAAGCGAAATGATTAAGTATCATGATAAAAAATTCTTACCAGCTGACGTATATAAAAAAGAACATGGAGATTCTGAGCCCGATCTTCCTGATGTATTTAAAGAACGGATCGAATGAAAAATCCAACATTAGTTAAAAACATGAAGCATGTTAAATGGAAAGCAATTCCTCCTTTAAGAGGACCGGACCCGAAAGGGTTGATTAATAAGCCAAAACAAGATAAACCAGAAAGATTGGAGAAAACAAATGGCAGATATAGACAAAACCTTACCTAACGTAAGGCGAACTACTACAATTCCCGGACCTCAACAAGAAGCAGAAATAGTTTCTCAAATGCAAGAAACTGTTCCTACTCACGACGATACAGAGATTACAGAAAACCAGGATGGAAGCGTAGATGTTAATTTTGAGCCCGGTGCTGTTGCACCTGAACAAGGATCAAATCATTACCAGAATTTAGCCGAACTTTTACCTGATTCAATTTTAGAACCTCTTGGATCTGAATTGATGGGTAACTATACAGATTATAGAGAATCCAGAAGAGAATGGGAAAGATCTTACGCAAAAGGTTTAGATCTTTTAGGATTTCAATTTGAACAAAGAACACAGCCATTCCAAGGAGCTTCAGGTGCTACTCACCCAGTTTTAGCTGAAGCTGTTACACAGTTTCAAGCACAAGCTTATAAAGAATTACTTCCTGCAAATGGTCCAATTAGAACTCAAATTTTAGGAATGGCTAATCCTCAGAAGCAGGACCAAGCGACAAGAGTAAAAGATTTCATGAACTACCAACTTATGGATGTCATGAAAGAGTATGAACCTGAATTTGATCAAATGTTATTCTATTTGCCATTAGCAGGTTCAACATTTAAAAAAGTTTATTACGACGATTTAATGGGACGAGCTGTATCAAAGTTTGTTCCGGCGGATGACTTAGTGGTTCCGTATTCTGCTACCTCATTAGAGGATGCGGAAGCCATATGTCATGTATTAAAAATTTCAGAGAATGATTTACGTAAACAACAGGTCGGAGGATTTTATAGAGATATAGAACTCTTTGCACCTTACGCAGAAGAATCTGAAGTTAAGAAAAAAGAACGAGAGCTAGAAGGTACTTCAGCAACGGGTTATCAAAAAGATAATAAGATATACACGTTAATTGAATGCCATGTCGATCTAGATCTTGAAGGGTTTGAAGACAGAGGCGAAGATGGAATGCCCACAGGAATTAAGCTTCCATACATTGTCACAATTGATAGTAGCTCTAGAAAAGTTTTATCAATTAGAAGAAACTTTAAAGTTGATGATCCAAAGAAATTAAAAACACAATACTTTGTGCATTTTAAATTTTTGCCTGGTTTAGGTTTTTATGGATTTGGATTAATTCATATGATTGGCGGTTTAACAAGGGCAGCTACAAGTGCTCTACGCCAACTTTTAGATGCAGGTACTCTCTCCAATTTGCCTGCAGGATTTAAGCAGAGAGGAATTCGTGTAAACAACGATGCCCAATCTCTCCAACCTGGTGAATTTCGAGATGTCGATGCACCAGGTGGGAACCTTAAAGATGCTTTTATGACTTTGCCTTACAAAGAACCTTCACAGACATTATTATCATTGATGGGAATTTGTGTTACGGCTGGACAGCGATTCGCGTCAATTGCTGACATGCAGGTAGGTGACGGGAACCAGCAGGCTGCTGTTGGAACTACTGTAGCTCTTTTAGAACGTGGTTCGAGAGTCATGTCAGCGATACATAAGAGATTGTATGCGTCTATGAAAATTGAATTTGTTTTATTATCACAGGTATTTTCAACGTATCTACCTCCAGTGTATCCGTATGATGTGGTGGGTGGGAATAATCAAATCAAGCAACAAGACTTTGATGACAAGATAGATATTTTACCAGTAGCAGATCCAAATATATTTTCTTCTACACAAAGGGTTTCTATTGCTCAAACAGAATTACAATTAGCACAATCTAATCCCCAAATGCATAACATGTACGAAGCGTATAGAGATATGTATGAGGCAATCGGTGTTAAAAACATTGATCAAATACTTCCGCCTCCTGCACAGCCTCAACCAAAAAATCCAGCATTAGAACACATAGATGCGTTAGGTGGAAAACCTTTCCAAGCATTTACTGGACAAGACCATCAAGCACACATTACAGCGCACTTAGCTTTTATGGGTACTAACATGGCGATGAATAATCCAGTTATTTTATCAGCTTTAGAAAAAAATATTTTTGAACACATGGCATTAATGGCTGACGAACAAG